GCTTACCGTGCATACTACAACGGTGAGAAGAGTTACTTCGCCAAGTGGTCGGGGCGTGATACCCCTGACTGGTTCCTGAATCCTGAATCCTGAATCATGAGTAAGATAATTGATGTCCGTAAATGGATGCCCGCCATCCGACAAATGGCACAGAGAAAGCTGCCTATGATCTTGTTGCAAGAGGAGCTTCGCAGGGAGAAGGAACGGACATCTCAACTAATAGACAAACTTAGATCGGTAAAAAATAGAACAGTACAAAAAGTAATAAAAGAATATGAAAACAATGACACCAAACCCTTTTAAGGGGAAAGCCGCGACGACCGTCTTTGATATGTCCTGCCGTAAGGGACTGAAGACCGCCGTCCGTTACCACGACACCAACATAGTAGAGTTTACACCTTCCGAGGTTGTTCTGAACTCGGGTGGTTGGAGAACCGCTACCACGAAACGTAGAATGAATGAGGTCTCAGACCACTATGGTCTACGCTTTCACATTTATCAGGAGGACTTCAAGTGGTGGGTTGTCCTCCACGACTCCCACTTAACCAGCAGAACTATGCCCTTCAGTGATGGCATGCAATTCCCAAGAGTATGAAAACAAAAATAAATACAGCAGTGACTGAAGTAAATGACGTTACTGTCAAACTACAATCGAAGCCTGACAACGAAGCCGTCAACGGGTGGGCCGTGATCGCCTACCTACCCGACTTCTCTATCAGGTCTAAGTCGCTCCACAGTAGAGATAAGATGGGGCGTTTCCTATCAGCAATAGGCATCGCCGCAGGTTATCAGCTACATGAGCTGAGGCCCGACATCGAAGACCCCTACATGACGCGAGCCGAGGAGGAGATAGATGAGCTTGAGAGAACCTGCGAAAGACTAATGCCCACGATATGATCCACATGGTTCGTGAGTTCCTACCAAACGGTATGCCTATCATGATAGACGGAGTGGTAGAGGGGGATAGAGTATCCCCCGATTCTGCCCGCATCTTCCCCCTCAGTGTGGGGGAGGATGCACCGTCTGTGATTGGCACACCCTTCTATTGTTTCAACGACCCAGATGATCTCGGCAAGAAGATAGCTGATCGTCTTACCAAAGTTTACAGGGACTCAGTTGATGACTAGGGGGTGTCCGATCCTTGACCCGTGTAGACGTCCTCGTATCTTTTCTCCTGAGAGATTCTCTGCACTGCCGCGTCATATACACGGGCTCGGTTGTCAGGCCAGCTTTCGTCAGGGTCGGCTTTCAATAGGTCTACATACCAAGCTTCTGTAGGAAGGTACCTTTCAGTCCTACTGTTCATCACTGCTTTCGCCCTGTTTTTCCCAACACCACCTTTTATAAGCGCATTGTATATCTGATCGTCTGTAAGACGGAGCGCAGGCTCCTCAAAGTTTCTTGATGTTTCAATCATAGAGATCAGTTTCTTATCAGTCTGAACCGTGTTCTCTATGACTCTTCTGGCTAGGTCTTCGATTTCTTCATCGGTGTAGGAAACACTACCGTCCTTGAGTTTATCTTTGATAAGGGCTCTGACCGCCTCCCTGTCTCGGTTTATCTCGTACGCTACCGCCCGCATACCTTGAGATGGGTCTACCTCCCGCACCTTCAGGGGCGACATAACGGAGGCGAGAGTTTGCTCTGATAATCTTTGAATATCTGTATCTTCGGCATCCCTTTGCTTGTAGTGTCTTCTTAGCTTCTCCAGATTAGAAGGTAGCAAGGTGTCTAAGATAACCTTATCTCTGATAGCCTTGAACTTCTCGTTGTTGTCCATCCCATCTTTGAAAAGGGGGCGACCGTCTGGGTCTCGCCCCGTGAAAGCCTTAGCTATTGTATCTGGTACTTGGCCTAAAGGTAACGCGTCAACGACGTTGAATTCTGGTTTACCCGTTGAACGATTAAGAGTAAATGTCTGCCCCAAGAATCTCTCAAGGTACGTTACATACATTTTACCTGCGGCTTCCCTGAACCCCGCACCCACTTCACCTTCCTTCAATCCCGCGAGGAGTTTTATGAAAGCCTGTTGAGATCCATCAATCACGGGGGACATCCCGTTGATGTAGGTTATATCTACTGAATAAATCTTGTTTGGGTCAATCTCAGGGGGTAGTCCCGAGAACATGTCAATTATCTGGGGAACAGAGCTCGCCCCCATGTCAATGAGAGTGGAGCCTTTTATATAAACGTATGAGTTGTTCCGCGCATAAGAGGGCCTATTTGCTTCCAGCAATTCTTCTTCGTCTCTATCCAGTAAAACTTTAAGGGTGATAAACACAGAAGACGTGGCAGCAGCGGCAAAGGAACCATGTGTGAGCATCGCCGTCCGTCTCCTCCTTCTTCCATTTCTCTCAATGATAGGGTTTCTGTCTTTGATCTCTTGGTAAGAAGTACCTCTCAATACTTGATTGTACAGAATCCTAGCTTGGTCTACGAAAAAGCCAGAGAATGCATCAAATATGAAGGGATTAAATCTTCTAATGAGCCTCTGTATTCGTGTTGCTTCAGAGTAAGTAGGTGCAACAGACACGGCTTTCCTTGCTGCCAGTTGCTGCATCGCCTCTTCAGACATATCCAGATATCCTAAATCTAGGCCGTTGTCTTTTTCATACTGCTGGGCCTCTTTAAGAACACTCTTTTCTTTTTTGTATATAGCTACTTTGGTAGCTGTGTCTATCGCTTGAGCCATAGACGCCACAAAATCATAAGATGCTTTGAACGGGGCTTGAGATATGTCTTTTATTTTACCCAGTCTAGATTTCTTTGATGTCTCAAAGACATCTCCCAAAGACTCAAAGAAAAGTTGACTCACATCCTTTGTTTTACCCGCCTTGAGTTGGTTGTTAATCGTGCTTATTTCTAAGGTTCTCTGATCAAGTCCGAGCATCCGGTATTCTGTCGCACTCAGCTCCTGCTCACTACCCGGTCTACGTTCGGGGGATATTTTAGATCCGCCTCTAAATGGTTGATCCAACCTAGACATGAATAAAATAAACAGCTCTCTCGCAACATCTTTCGGAGTTATTCCATTGGCTGACCCATATGAACTTATTGCGGTAATCATGTTACGAAGTGGGTATGCGGGGATGTTGAAAGCCGTCTTAGCTACGAGGAACAGACCATTAACAATCTCTATAGATCTGACCCCGAGTTTACCAGCCGCTGTCACATACCTTCCTTCTTTAGCGAGCTGGATTACCGTACGCCCGTCGCCTATGGATGTACCCGCACTGGTTCCACTCAGCTTTTGATAATCTTTGAACGCTTCAAACGATTCGGTAGGGATAAACATGTCGTAAGTAAAATCAAATACATCCCGACTCTTCACAGTTTTAGCGCCATCCCCATCTGTATCTGTCCTGTTGTTGGAGTCTATGTACTCTTTCAACAACCTCCCAGTCCTTGCGTTAGTGTATTCGCTACCATCTAGATCTGCATCAATCGCTTCTTGTAGAGTAAACACAAAAGCGTTTTCAAAGTCTCCGTCTACCACACCACCAATACGTTTTAACTGACTGAAGAAAGACGACTGCTCTGCCATTCTGGTCAAAGCAGTGAAGGTCTGCTCGAAAGCTACCAAACCTTTCTCTTCAAACGTACCATCCTCATTTAACTCTAGACCGTATTGACCCAGAAGATACCGAACCCTTGGGTCAATCTCTGACTTTCTTTTAAGAGCATCTGTATCAAGCTGTAGAAGCCGCTTAAGTTTCGGAGACTTATCACTCAATACCGCAGATACGTTCTGGCCCATTTCTCCGCGTGACTTCTCCTCGATAGCCTTGAGGAGAGTATTCATTGTTGAAACAGTTTTGCTGCGCGAGTCTTTAACGGAGAACTCTGCTTTTATCCGAGCTTCCTCAAGCATTTCAGGCTTGGAAAGAGAGCTTATCCGTTTAGCCTCCGCTTCCTCTTCGGCGTCCTTGAATTCTACTTTCTGTCTTACTTTATCCCGCTGCCCCCGCATTTTAGCCAGTTCTTCTTTCGTCTCTGCCTCCACACGCAGCTCTTCAAAATAGCTCATGGCCGCGTCCCTACGTGCAGCGAACTTTCCTTTAGGTTTTTGAATCTCCTCTAAGTATGCGAAGTCATCGTAGCCTTTGTACTGACGGGTAAGATACACACCAGACTGCCTGTCTATTATCATCTTAAGTTTACCACCCCGAACTTCGCTCAACCCGTAGTTCTTAGAAACCAACTGACTCAGAGCATCTAGGGAAGCTCGTATGGCCCCCATCTTGACCACGATCTCTGGGCCTAGCTCGGTATCATCGTTGATGGCTTTGTACGCAATCTTTTGTTTTTCCTTAAACGCTTTGACTTTTTCTACGCGGGCTTTTTCCAGAGGAATCGTGAACAGCACACGCCTCATACTAGCAAGAGCCTCTGGTTCAACATCAGTGTCGGGGCGCAGACCGTCCTTTACTTCTTTCTTAATCTTCCGCGCCACGGATCTGTAAACTGAATTCAAATTTTCTTTGAACTCTGGTTCTACATCTAGGCTGTCGGTTGTCCCCGCCGCTGTGTTTAGAGCTACCAATATGTCATCAGGGATTCCACCTTTGTACGCTCTCTTCAGTAGTTTAACAAGAACCGTAAAGTCAGAAAGCTTCTGTCCTTCCATTGCAGACACCCATAACTGAATCTTCTTTATGAGTTCTTGCACTCGCGGGTCCTGCATCCCAATCTTACCTCTTTGAACAAGCGCCTCGATACCTTTTAGTGTGCTGGCCCCCGAAAAACCCCCTCTTTCAAATTTTAGAACTGCTTCTGACTGGCCTACCTGCCGCTGCCTCACAAGCTTTATAGCCTCCAACCGTTCTTCAGGTGTGGATTCAGGATCTGTGGCCTTTTTGAAAAGGTTCGACTGTCTTTCAAATGAATTTATCAACGTCTCCACCCCAGCTAAAGGATCTCCCTCGGGAGAGAACCCCGCGTCCTCGGGCCTGTTATTATCAAGAGCTTTCATAGCTCCAACAATACGTTGAACTACCTGTTGGTAGTTTGAGTTCCGCTCACCGCGAAGCATTGGCCCTAATCGAGCCGCGACTTTTGTGAGCTGTTTGTTTAACGCCGTGACGTAAGGGGAGCTCAAGCCTTCAATCGCAGCCGCGTCAACTGATTCAGTTGTGGTCCCTTTCACTATCCTCTGCACATCCATACGGATCATCTCAGATAACGCATGTCTCACCTCATCTGGGTCCCCGTCTCTAAGTGCTTGTAACTTGGGCTCGGCTTCTGCCTCTCGTTTCGCTCTTGTCTCTGGGTTAAGATAATTAAATCTATCACTTACCTGTAGGTAGTCTTTGTATGACTCTACAAGAGTATCGATCCCGACCTCTTCAAGTAACGCCTGCTTTTCTGCATCTGGTATCACCAGATTGTCCACTGTATGAACAGTCTCCTCCAACACCGCTAACTCTATCTCATCTCTTACTCTCCTCGCTGCGAGTCGAAACCTCTCTGTAGCTTTAGCTCTACCCTCTTTACTCATGAGATCAATGATCGGCCCACTTGTCGCAGACAGAACCGCGACGTCTCCTATGAGGTCTACTCGATCCTGCATAGCATCGAGGTCAAAGTTAATCTGAGTGATTCGTTTCCGTACCCCGTCCTCTACGATGGTGCTCTCCTCAGTGAAAGCAGGTTGGAAAGCTTTGTAGCCTAAACCCCTACTCCTCAAATCCTTGGCATTAGTAAACACGACACGCACCCCAGTGGGTACTTGTCTGCTTACCTCATCTTTGAGGATTTGTGTGAACATAACCTGATCCGCGAGATAAGCTTCCTCATCGCCGGACCTTCCTTCTTCCCGAGCTTTGATAAAGTCATCGAGGTATGCGTTGTACAAATCAAACTCAGGCCCGTCAACTAGACCCTCAGACATTCGTTTAGCTAAGTCCGCACTTAAACCCCGTGTCAGTCCAACGCGATCAACCTCTTGCTGGACTGCCTTAATGATACTGTCTCGGGTAGCCTCGAAAGATCGCGTAAGATCTCTCGACCCTTTCATCTTCGCGAAGTTATAAATAGTCTCAACTACTTCGGTCTGTTGTTTCTCGACCCCTGTCTGTCTACCAAACATGGTCTTGATCGCATCAATAATTCTGCGGAAAAGACTCCTGTCGCCGATGGCTATCCTACGGGTGGCGTCTTGAAAATCAGAAGCACTAAGCCAGCTAGTAAAGAATTCTTCAAACCCACGGGCGGCAGGGAGAATGACATCCGATCCAGCCGTTCCCTTCATTGCTGCTTGAGATGCGTCGAGTGTTGTTTCATCGGCTCCTGCGTAGAAGGGGAGGTCCCCACTAGCAGCTACAACTCCCGAAGGACCCACCATTCTAACTGTCTGTCTTCCTGTCTCGAATACATAATCGAGATTACGGTTCGCCATACCCCTCTTCTTAGAGTTCTCCCACTGCTTGCGTGCGCGATCATAGATCACCTGCATTTGTTTTTTGGCAGCTCTCTGACCAGACGTAAGTTCTGCGTCAGGGGTAGTGATGATCTTCTGGAACACGGCATGACCCACTTCGTGTAAGACAACAGAGATGACACCATCTCCATATCTCCCATTCACATTCACAGTAACTTCCCCCGTGGTAGGGTTAAAGCTACCGGCAAAGTGATTGCCAGCCTCAGTTGTAACTGGAGTTAAGTTTGTTCTTATGTAGTCCTCAAATTGAAGCAGAAGATCTGCGGCCATACGATGTTCTGGCCCAGCATTCTTGAGGACATTGATAAGAGATTCTACGTTTCTGTTTTCCAAACCAAGCTCTAGAATCTCTTGGACGTTCATCTCTTTTATTCTCTCGACGAACTTCTTATCCAAGAAATTAGGAGCATTCTGTTCTTCTGATATCCGTCTGTAATCGTTGACTACCTTAATAACCTCATCAGCATTCGTTTCAATACCAGCAGCTTCGACTATTTGAGAACCTCTCTCTGGGTTAAGATCTCCTCCCATCGCGTTGATCTTGAATAAGTATAGAATCGCGGCTGCCGCCCCCTGCTGCGGTGAAGGGGGATTAAACGCAGCAGCGCCTAATATACTAAGCGCAGTTTGCTGAGCCGTTCTCACCTCGTCTGGTACGCTTTTCGCCCAGTCCTCTTGCAGACTACGTAAACCCTCTTCAAATCTCTCGATCAGAACCTCGGGTTCCATGTCGTCAGCGGATCGGAGATCCTGTGCTGGTTCTACATTCATCACCCCCGCTTCTTGCAGAGCATTCGCAATCCTCCTGATGACTTCCGCTTGAGTACCTTTAAGGAAGTTAATACCTCTACTGCGAATGTCTGCTATTAACGGATCTACCTTGAGGTCGACGCTTTTTAACGTATGGACATTCGGATCATCAGGGGGCGGAGGCGCACCTTCATCGAAGTTGAAGTCGACATCAACACTAGGGGGTTGAACTGGTGCCCCCGACTCAGCCCTTCTTTTTGGTACGTCTTGTGAATCAATCGACTTATCAAGTCTACTATCTATCTCGGCTTTGCCCGTACGTAAATCTGGAGTAGGTGTAGCAGAAGTTCTACGACCTTCTTCAGTCTGCACTCCCTCATTTCTGGAGAGACCTAATACATAATCGGCAACCACATCAAAAATATTCTTATCTTTTTTGGCCGGTATCCCCCTCCCCAAAAAGTTGCTCAAAACAAACCCAAACAACTCATTGTCGTTTGCAAAGTCGGACTGTGTTTTTCCTGTGGCTTTGGTAAGACCAGACAAGTCTTTCTCGCCTTTCTTAAAGAGACTCATGATAGCCTCTTCGTTCGTTTGCCCTGTCGACTTGTTCGCTACAGCCTGAAGTATGGCGACCTCAACCGCATAAAGCCTACCTTTAGCAAAGATATCTAGACCATACAGGTTCTTTAGTACATCTTTCTCGAACTTCCCCCGAACTCTATTACTTACTGGGGCTTGATCACCAGACTCGATGATAGGCTTTAGATAAGCTGAAATTCTATCTATTGTCTGAGCGATGGTTATAGATTCTTCCACTCGATCAGCGACTGAGGTAGGGTCGCTTTTGTTAAGAGAGACATCTATCCGCACACCAGTGTCGATAAACTCTAGCAAAGTGTTGGTCCTTTCGTACGCCCTAGTTACTAGTTTGTCGGGGCTACTGGTTCTCTTTTGGGTGTAGTTTCCGTCTGCCCTGACCTCACTTCCACTGCCATCTCCGACAGGGTAGTAAACAGATCTTACTACGCCCTTGAGGGCTGCGGGCTCGTTGCCCTCGCGGTCGGCTCGAAAGGTTGGGTTGACCTTTTCCATTGGGAAATCTTTCGGGATAAGAATCGAGTCAGTGTCTGCTACCTGATCGAGCGCCACCTTCATAGCCCGAGGGTCATTGTTAAACAGCACCACCTGTTCTCCAGTACCGCCAATGCCATTACCCCTATCGAAGATACCTCCTTTAGTATCTTCGATTGTGTAGATCTCTGTCTTACTGAATTGTAATGTGGTTTCCTCTAAGGTCATCCATTGTTCGTCATCAATGCTGCCCAAGATAGACTCTAAACGTGCCCTTACGTCGTCCCTTTTTGTCAGTCCTTTGCCTGCTTCATCAAACTGAACAAGAGGGTACCTCTCGTTCACACCTTTATACGTTCGGTCAGCCGCTGCTTTTTGGTCAGTAGAATTTGCTTTGATTCTTGAAGGGAACCCAAACACAGCGGTCCCCATCAGCCGTGTAGAATTCTTAGCACTCCCCCTGCGGAGAGCACCGGCTTCTATATCTTCCTCGACAAGAGTGTCGAGTTCATCCTTGGCCTTCTGCTTTGGATCAATCCCCGAGATGATTCCTGTATCCTTTCTCGGGGACCCTGAGTCCTGATCCTTGGTTCCCGATTCACTACGCCGGATAGTCGGGGGTGGGATCTGTATAACTTCACCGTCTGAAGTTCGGCCCTCGCCAGCAGTAAGAATCTCTGGGTCCACATAATCCGTGGCTCCTTTAAAAAGAATCCTACCATCCGGTGTCACATCTTCCACTACATCTTCACCGTCTTCGTCTACCAGTGCATCTCCCGGCTTCAGTGTGAGGGCGACTCTTTTAGCCGCCTCATCCCGCGCTTTTATTGCGGCGCTAAACGCCGCGTCATCGCGGGTCCCATCATCTGCTCGGGTTCGCTCCCTAATAGAATTCGCAGGTTCCGAAGCTACTTGTATATCGCTGTCCGGCGCGGGCTCAGCGGGCGTAGGAGGTGTTTCTTCTATAAGCTCTGGCTCTGGCTCTGGCTCCAGTTCTTTCTTACGCCTATTCAGCGTCAGTAAATCTTCGAGAGTATTTTTTAATCTCTCCAGAAGTTCCAGCTCCGCTACGCGGGTGCCTACATCAGTGGACCTACCCCCTACCGCTGCCTTATCTGCCATCCTCTGGCCCAGTTTGTCTATCAAACCCTGTGTGGGTTTATCCGTAAAATAAACCTCCCCCACTCCCCCCTGATATGCTTTCGGAAGACCCTGCTTTGCACGCTCTTTAAGAGCATCTAGCCCATTTTTGATGCGGCTGATTGTTTGTTTCAGGACGGGCTCATCCCTTTCGATACGGGCCAAGTCCTCTGTCTCTTGTGGATCTCTCCGAACCTGAGACATCAATTCTTCTACCTCTATTGTGGCCTCCTCCTCTGTCATGCCCTTCCCCACAACGAACGCCCTGATAAGCTCTTTTTTCGCGTCAGGTGTGACAACAGTAGCGCCCGTACCTGAAGTCTTTTTCGCGGCTTCCGCTGCTGCTTGAGCTGCGTTGCCTGCCTCGACTGCTGCGTTTTGCTGCTCCGGTGTGGAGTTTTCTACGTTAGCATCAGCTTGAGCCTCGGTGATGCCCGTCTTTATCTGATGAATAATATAATTTAGGATGTCCTTCTGGGCATCAGTAAGGACCATGTTAGCCGAGTACTGCTCAATCACAGAAATAGCTGACAGTCTTTCAGACAGCTCAAACTTATTGGGATCTTTAATAACTGCCACCAGCTCTTCAGCAATCGGAAGCAGGCCAATTTGATTCAACAGGTTGAGAATTCTAGCTTCCCCTTCGAACTCAGACGTCGCTTCTTCCGCATCCTGTTCGTTTGATTTCTTTTGGGCTTCTTCAGAGGATGGTGATTTAGATAAAGGAGATTTTGGTGTCCCGAATTCAGCAGCTAATTTAGCAGTAATGTCTCTCTGTTCTTTACTCCCCTTCTTTTGTTCTCCGAATTGTTTTATGTCCGAGGCTAAGGCTTCTGATTTCTGCTCCTCCCTACTAGCGTCTAGCTGCTCCTGAGCTTCGTCTGCATCGGCCTGTGGATCTGCCTGTGAATCTGCCTTCGTGTCGGTGTCAGTGTCAGTTTCTACCTTTGGAGCAGGACTCGCTTCATCCATCGCTGCGAGTATCTCTTCTACTGTGTTCGCAGTCTCTGTGCTTCCGGTAGCTCTTAGCCTCGCCACCGTTCGTTTCCTAATATCTTTAGCTAGTTCAAGACGAACTCTCTGCTCGTCGCTCTCTTTCATCGTCCCCCTGTTTGCGCGGGATTCAATAACCCCTCTAGCGCTACCACCTAGAGCCCCGAGACCCGCCCCATACGCGGCACCAAGAAGACCCTCTTTTGCACGGTCTAAGAAGGGACGGTCCCAATCATCTGCGGAGGTATCCCTCGCCCCCAGTGAGCGAGCGAACGTGTTGAGTAAAGCATCTGTTCCTTCTTGAAGGGATTCCGCAACCACACCTCCACCTGTTCTCTTTAGAACGGTGTAGTTCATTTTAGAAAAACCCTCTTTTAAGATTTTATTAGTTATGTCTTTTGTAGCTTCCCCTAAAGAAGCGTAAGGTTTGCCCCTTAGTTTCTCTAGTATCGCTCTGAGCCCGCGAGTAGTCCCCCCTCTAGCAGCCCATGTCTCCAGACCACCTAGCTTATCGCCTAACCCCACTACTCTACCAAGACTGTGAAGACCAATCACGGTACTTGCTGTTATTAGTCCTGCTAAGAAAGCTGTCCCCGTCGCCCTATCTTCAATTTCTTCGGCACTAAGAGGCTTGCCATCAGCGTCAGTAGCCCCCTTTAAAAGCATGTGCATGTCGCCATACGTAGCTCCCGCTGACCTAAGAAAAGCTGGAGCTGCCATTGCGGGAAACATCACTCTTTTAGAGCGCATTCCTTTTGCGGCGGCTTCAAAAAGTTTTACTGCCGAGGCTGCCTCAGCGGTCTTTGCCACCCCCTCGCGTATGAGAGGCTGGGGCTTAACTTTGATAAGCTTTTTCTTTATTGCCTTGTCTACGAAAGCCTCCGCAGATTCTTCACCGGCTTCTTTCAGAAGTGTTCTTAGTCCCCCACCTGTCAGACCCGCAGCGTAAGCTTTCGCGGTGCTTCGGATACCAGCCTTAGACCCAGCCGCACTGATGTACGCAGCTGCCCCCGCAGGACTCGTCGTTGCTGCCAACACACCAGTGGCGAAAAGGTCTACAGCGAGCGGGGCAATAAACTGCACCCCGTCGTCCACGTAAGTCGCTTGCTGACCAAACATACGACCAATAGATTTATTGGCCTCTCTTGTCATTGCCGTTCCTTTTAAGATGTCACTTCCGGTGCGCTCTAAGAAGGTAGGATCATCTCCCGGCGTAATGCGATTTACTGCTTTCCCTCCTACCAGAGAGATCGCCCCCACCAAATCTCCCAAGCCTTGTAGAATAGACTGACCGATTCTATTGTAGAAATTTTTCCCGTTCTCTGTATCCAACCACTCCCCTAAAATTTCTCCTCTTGATTTATCAGTCTTGTAGCGTTCGTCTCCTAGTTCCGTTGTACTAATGTGGTCCAGCCAAGAATTTCTTATGTCCGCAGTAGAGTCATAAATGCTGTCGACCATATTATCATACATACGATCCAGCGTCTTCTTTCTCGTTGCGAGGAGACGATCTTTTTGTGTTCTGCCCTCGGAGTCTTCCTTCCCGTCTAGATTTACAAAAATTCTATCCCCGTCTTCGTCCACATCTTGGAATACGAGCTCTTTGCTCTCGACAAGATTATCGAAGTCCGCTTTGGCTACTAGCAACTGGGGGTGGATATAAGTCTGCCCAGTTACTGGGTCTTTATATACATTCTGTTTAACCCTTTCCGCAGACTGCTCTGCCCTAGTTTTTTTGCCGGAGAATAATATGCTTCTCTTTTCGTGAAAATTAAAGACCCCATTTTCGATTGCAACGCCAGATGCAACAGACCTTGCGGCATTTAAAATCTCAGCGTCACTTACGTGCCCCCGCAGTGGATAAAGCTTTCTAAAGTCTTCTAAGAAATTCTTATAGTTATCTGAAACAAACTCATTGTATTGGCCCTTAACGGGTTTGGTCTTCCCAGTAGGAACACCATCCTCGGTAAGAAACTCATGTAGTTGCCCATCAGTAGGTTTAAGATGAGAGAACCTAAGCCTTCTTATTTGTGACGTTAGTGTGTCGTACAATAGACTCTCTCGTGGGGCAGACCTAATCAGTCTCTCTGCTTCCTCCGTGTTCTGCCTCTCAATAGAAAGCTTCCGAGGGTTTTGTAAAAGATCAGTAACTTGTCCTCTAAGCGTCGGGTTTATCGCTCCTGCTCGAATAGACCTATCGACCTCTGCATTTATGTCTTCTTTGGGGATGTCTCTTGTAACCAATGCGCCATTTACAATGGCGACATTCAAGATTCCGTCAGACAACTTTGTTCTCAAACGGTCTTCTTGAGAACTCTCCACAAGAAGTCTTACGGGATTTTCAAATTTTTCTAAGTATTCAAGTTCCGGCTCAGTAAGAACTTCCTGCTCACCCGCAGCATTCGGTTTAAGTGTTTCTATCCTAGCTTGTTTTTCTCTCAGCTCGTTAAAATAAAGATGACCAAACTCCATGCTATCAAGAGCATTGAATAGCTCTCCCGCACTATCCCCATCTTCGTATGTTGACGAGGCGTTTTTACGTAGCTCAAGATAGTTCTCTAGTACCTCAGCCTCTTGTTCGGCGTACGGGACTTCAGAAACTCTACGGATGGCTTCGTCTAAATCCTCTTGAGAGGTGAACCCTTTAACTAGAAACCTATTTGCAGATTCAACCGCGCCCTTTTTTTGCAGGGGGCTCTGAATGGTATTGATAAACCCATCTAAATAATTTTTGTAAGCGAATCGCAGAGCGAAATCGTCTTCAAGATCTATGGGTTTGTTCCTGTGGTCGACAGGATTATTATTCTTCCACTCCCTAAATGGGACCGCCGCTTTAAGCTCATTCACCGATGACATGCCTAATGTATGTGTATGTATGTTATTCTCCTGTTTCTCCTGTAAGACCTTCGACGCCGCCTTTCCCTTGTTCTATTTTTATTTGATCGGGATTAAGATCTAGATCTATGTCAACCGCTTCCCCTAAACGAGAAGCTCGTTCACTTAGACTTTCTTCGAGGTCAAGCCGCTGCTCAAATATTTTTGCAATAAGGGATGCACCAAAATCATCGAGACTTTGTTTCGTTACATCGAAATCTTTGCCTTCTGGATTTTGTAACTGTTTGATGATTTTTTTGGTGTTAAATTTAAAATTGCCATCATCGTCCGTAAACAGTTTGTTTTTGTCGACAGCAGGAATCAAGTCGCTTAGCTCGTCTGATGATGGCCTATATAATTTTTTGTACCGTGTTAATAAACCAACCAAATAAGTTGGGGACAAACCTTCAACAACAACCTCGTCCGCAAAAGAAGTGTCATCCTCCTTGCGTTTCTTTTTGAAACTCACAGGCTTTTCAGCATCTTCTACTAGTTTAGCAACTTGTGATCGTATAGATGAGATACTCTTTATTTCAGATTTAACTCTTTTATCCGCTAGATTAAGCGCGGAGTCCCTAGTCGAAACATCAAAGGGACGGTTGTCTGGAAAGACGAGCAGCTCTTGAAGGTCTTTAGAAAGATCATCTACAAAGTTTCCGTCTTCATCTTGTTTGATGATACTTAAAAAATTATCGAACTTAATGTTCGTGGCGTCCTGTTTAGTTCGATCAGCAATGAGATCTTCCAATACTTTTTGTTGGTTACTTATAACCTGATCTCTATTCTCCCGCGCCTGCGCCCCCATTATTTCGTAACCAACAAGCATCTTAGGATCATTTGCCATTCTACGTGTCTGAGCCATGTAAGCTTTTGCAGCCGCCTCTCCACCCTCACTAAACATAGCGCGTAGCTCAGACTCCCTACCCCGCAGCGAAGCCAAGTGCCCCGACACGTTTTTACTAGCCGCAGCAGCAGCCTCTCCTGTTTGAGTAGCTTTCCTGCTGTCGGCTATTGCATCCCTAAGTTTTAATTGAGTAGCGAGAAGGTTGGTCCTGCGCGTAGCCATCTCGTCGTACGTCGCAGCAATCTTGTTCAATCGGTCGGCCCGCTCAAGAGAGCGGTCGGCTTCGCGCTGCCTTCCCTTTGAGGAAAGGTTAGTGCGAAACTTAAAAGTATCTCTAAGAGCCGCTGTTCCTAAATCTTCTTCAGCCATCTTAACGGTTCTTAAATTTTGCCTGCTTTCTTTCTTGCTTGAGCTTCTTTATCGCTTGTTTCAGATCTTTGCCCGTCTTCTCTGCATCACCCACATTTTTCTCCGCTGCGCCTTCTGCTTTGTCTGCGTCCTTCTTTTTCTGTATCTCCCTCGCACGGTCTACTTGAGCGTCGTCTTGCGTTCTGCGCCCCCTATCGGCGCGTGCGTCAGGGTCTTGGCGAGCGGCTGCGGCTGTTTGGCGATCTCCTGCTGCTTCTGCGGCTCTTATATCTCGTCGAGCTTGTGCGCCCGGAGTATCAAGAGATCGTGTGTATGGATTTCCGAACTCATCTCTAAGGCCAGTGACAACTAGACTTGTTCTCATGGGTTCTCTTCCAGAGACAGCATCTGGTTGCCGTGCTCTCTTTATAGCCTCGGCTCTATCCTGACGGCGTGCCGCGTTTTCTCGCCTCAACCTCTCTACCGGAGTACCTAATTTACTGATGAATCTATCTAGACTTTTATTGTCTATCCCTAGAGCGCCTGCTCTATCACGCATATCTTCAGACAAACCACCCATAATCTGAGAAGCGTCTAAAGACCCTTTGTCATACATACCTCTTAAGATATCAGCAAATTCTTTTCGAGGGTCTTTTAACTCGGCCATGCTCCATACTATATTTTAGGGTTTATAAGTCAATCCAGCAGTACGGCGTCGGGGTTGTTCAACGCACCGCTTAGCTGTTTGATAGTCACGGGTGGGCGGACTGGCCCCGAACTCGACTGAGGAGGGTCAACTGCTACGAGCCCCAACCGCTGGCGGGCGCAGTCCAAAGCTAGAAATGCTGCGTCAGCTAAGTCAGGGCTCTTTCCAAAACGCCCCTTAAATTCAGGCTTAGGCTCGATCTTTACTTTGAGCGACCCGCTCTTCACCAGCTCATAGTTCCGCGCTGTTATTTCCTGCGCCAGATCTGCCTGAACTCCAAACATCTGCTTGGTCCGCATCAATTCTTTTCCCACGAACCACATCTCAGAGACCCTGTTTGTGTACATTTCAGCGCCTGTCAGCTTGCTGCTAAGACTCACTCGCTTGTCGCTGGGCTTGCCCCCGAAGCTGACCCGAAGAAAGGTACCCGCCCATTCCCCCGCCAAAACATCACAGAAAGGAGCCCCCGCTCCGGTGGCGTCGACAGCCACATTCTCTACGGATATGTTTCGCTTCTGGCATTGCTCCTTAATTTGCCTGACAATCTGATAAGTTCGGGGCACCGCTTTATTTGTAGCGTCATCGTTCAGGTGTATGGCTTCCCCAAACTCTATTACGTATTGACCGGATTTATCGTAGCCAACTGAGGCGGTGTACAAAATCGTGCGGTCGCCCCCATTTGTGAATGCGGGGTCACACCCCGCAATATTAGTGGGGGTGCCCGCCCATTCCACTTTGTTCATAGCCCCCGAAGTAGTCAGCTCTGATTCGCTGTAGATGCCGGTAGTCTCATCCGAGTCAAAGAATACGGCGCGGACCATTCGCATGTAACCCCGAGACTCGACTCCCAGTAAGGCTTTGTCCTCATCAAGCTTTTCCTGTGTGGGTAGCCACGGGTATAGCGACTCTCCCGCCACAATGTTGGGGGACCTCTCTCCATCTAAGCGTAGATAATGTCCTCCCCACTTCGTCTCCCAGTTATCGTAAGTATTTGTATCAACAGAGTCCCACCCATCTTTGGGTTGGGACCAGATGCCAAAAGCGTCGAACCTGCTGTTCGGGTTCGACATGCCGATGAGTTGGAATTCAGGGTTCTTCGACAGGTTCGTCAATCCTGCTTGAAGAATAGCTTCCGAAAGCTCAGACAGCTCATCGCCGATTAAGATCACCCTCTTCTGTTTAATACCAATAAACTTACCGACAGCTTCTCTTGTCTTAGATTTCTCTGCTGATATGAGGCTGAGACCCGCTCGTTCGATAAGAGTCTGGTTCTCGTCAACATATGCTGCGTTCCCTATCGAGTCCCTGATTTTTATTGGAGCCCCTTCAATGACGGTAAGCAAAGACATAACAGAACCCCATATACGTTTCCTCGCTTCCCTTAATGTAGTAGAGGTCATCAACACCAGAGTATCTTTGGGCTGTGATAACCAATTAACTATTCCCCAAGCGGCCATAGTGTGTGACTTCCCCGAAGAAGCTGACCCACCAATAGCTAGGTATTTGTGTTCTATGGCAGATCTAATCATCTCCTCTGCCCAAGGATGTTTTACCATCAGCTTTTCCGGCAGATCTTCGTGATTCCACAGCTCATCACACACCCTCCAAAAGTAATACTCTTTTGCCTTGGCATGTGTGTGGTGTGCGAATCCGTAGAGTAAAGCAGTTATTAAACTCGTAGGTGGTATCAACAGACCACCAACATCCATGCGTTTACTTTTCGGGTCGATGGTCGGTTCTAGTATCTGCTTGTAGGTCTTCTTCTTTGAAGCCATAATTAAACCACGAAAGTAATTTCAGTTCTTGTGAGTGACAACCCCAAAGACGAGCTAAAGAAACGAGCTCTAGAAATGCACGAAAAGAATTACAAGATGAACGTGATCGCACGGGAACTTGGAGTTCATTCAGGAACTGTGCGCCGTTGGTTCAAAGCGATGGGTCTTCCTCCAAGAAAAGGAGGTAATGTACCTCACGTACCCGTTGTAAGTAGTGAAGCTCCGGTTGACCAGTTGGGCGCTGACATCGACAGCGAGCTAAACAACATGACAGATGAAGCTATTCTCTGCGCTCAGCACGATGCCCGAAACGAAGAAGATCAGTCTATGATGGAGATTGCAGAAAGGCAGTCCACTCCGGCTGATAAGTATCAGCACTACATTGCTGCCGCAGGAATAAAGCTTCTACGGGACAGTGTGAAAAACCTTCGCGGTCCTAAAACCGTCAGAGAACTGTCGGAACTAGACCAGCTAATACGTAGAAATTTAGGTCTGAATGCTAAGGGTGGGGGTAGTAGCTCCATGCAGATAGACATTTCTATTCTCAACAACACGAAAGCGGACAGAGGGGGAGGCGCTATCGCCCCCAAAAAGGTCATAGATATAGACCCAGACAATGATTAATAACTTCGACGACTTCGACTATGGGCGTATGGATGATCTGTCTTTTGACAGGACATCTCACATCCATTGTGAAATGGATTCCGTCGAACAAGAAGATAAGCCATTCATTTTGTTAGCTGAACTAGAAGACGCACTTCTGGGTGTGATCGAGGGGGCTGACACTCATCCTCGGGCTTGTTACAGCATCAACATGGTTAGGCACATCCTTCAGGAAAAACACGACTTGAGCGAAGACCTAGCACAAGAAGCTTTAGACACTCTTGTGAGAACGTATTTAGGTCCGTCGACGCCGTGTTTTTTAGATACGAGCATACTTACAGATGAATGAATTGTTTCCAAACAAAGTTAAGGAGACAAAACCTGTCGGTGTAATCAAGGTAGATCTCCCTGACATAAACGATTTCAAGTTTACTAAAGTAGAACTTGTTGGGAGTTTTTATCGGGTAGTCCCTAAGACGGGAAAAGAAGTAGATTTTTTAAGATGTCTTCAAAAAAATATGGATCTTTTCGTTCCCGAATCAGGTAACGGTCTGTTAGTCTCGTCTAAGATAATAGACCAACTTATATGATAGTAGGTGTAGACAACGGATTAGACGGGGGGCTCTGCGCGATATCCAAACATGACGGGTCTATAATAGACAAGATAGCCATGCCTTGTTTGCAGCGGTCTAAGAAACGTGAAGTAGATGTCCGCAAAGTCCATGACTGGCTAATGGATCTATGCACCCCGTTCACACTGGCTATAGAAGAACCGTTAGCCCACGCAAAAAGTTCGCAAGCTGTGCGGTCTATGGCCCTGAGCTTTGGCAAGCTTTTAGGTATGGCTGAGTCTAGAGGCTACGAGGTTAGCCGTATTAGCATACACAAGTGGCAGAAGCAAATGTTAGGCAACACTGCGAAAGGATTTACCAAGGTCGCGGCCCTCAACGCAGCAGAGAGGCTAGCCCCGCAAGAGAACTGGCTAAAGAACAAGAGATGCCGCACCCCTCATGATGGGATGATCGACGCTTATCTTATTGCCCGTTACCTCTTGGAAAGAATTAAATAATTTTCTGGTCTTGGTTTCGGCCTGTGGTAAACCACCACGGTGAAATCACTATACCCAATGCAACAAGTCGTTGCGGACGCATTCATAGACTGCCTGTTTCGTAGGCAAAACACTCTGGATAGCTCGCACACAGGCTGCGGTAAAACCGTAGTAGCCTGTTATATCGCCAAGGTTATGAAATATCCTGTGGCGGTCATCTGCCCCAAAGCAGTGATAACAAGCTGGAAACGAGAACTAGCCGAGTTCGGAATCGAGCCTGTCTTTGTTCTTAACTACGAGAAGATACGGACGGGCAACACAAAGTTCATGAGCCGTAAAGGTAAGAAGATCTTCAAGTGGCACCTGCCTCGAAACACTATGGTCTTCATGGACGAGATCCATAAAGCTAAGGGACCGTTCACCCTTAATGCCCAACTACTTATATCTTTAGTTCTACAGAAATTCAGGGTCCACGGCATGTCTGCCACTGCAAGCGAGAGCCCTGTGGAAATGCGAGCGTTAGGATTCTGTTTGGGTCTGCACTCTCTGAACAAAGATGTGTACCCGTTGAAAAACTGGTTCCGTTGGATGACAAAAAACGGATGCCGGAAAGATCAGTGGAACAACTGGAGGCTCATGAACCGGTCTTGTCTCAAGGGGCTGCACGGAGAAATGTATGGGGAATATGCTCATAGGCTATCAGTCAAAGACTTCCCAGACTCGTTTAGAGACAACATGATTTTTGTAGAACCTATTGATTTTAAGGATTCTAAGAAAATAATGGATGCTTACGAAGAGCTGGGCATCACCCCCGAGATAATATGTGACTACATTGAGAATGGCACTGTGTCCGACAGTGAGCACCTCATCGTTAATCTTGGGCGAGCTAGGCAACTAGCTGAGTCTTTCAAAGTAGCGGAGATGGTGGAGATAGCCAACGACCTTATTCACGAAGGGAAGAGCGTAGTCCTGTTTGTTAATTACAAAGCAACCGTAGATGCGTTGTGTGGGCTTCTTAAAGCGGGGCGAATAGAAGGTGGACAATCTGAGGAGGAACGGCAGAAAGTTATCGACGACTTTCAAGCAGATCAGACGCACTGTGTCGTAGCCAATATAGCCGCAGGGGGTACGGGTATTTCTCTACACGACACGCACGGCAACCGCCCCCGAGTCTCCTTGATAAGTCCTACATTTGACGCTAAAAGCTACATGCAAACACTGGGGCGTATCCACAGAAACGGAGCTAAAAGTGACTCTATTCAAAAGATTCTCGTCGCCGCAGGCACAGTCGAAGAATCTGTTATGGCTTCCGTGCAACGCAAAGCAAAGAACATCCAAGAACTACATGGAGAATAAACTGTTACACTCACCAATAACCAAATGACAACATGAGCATAGACCTAAACACTAAAGAAATGCAGCAAGCCGTTTATAACGCAATAACCCACACGATAAGTGGGGCTATCTACGACCTGTTTGATCCAGAAAACGTCAACGAACCAGTATTTATGCCGCGTCTTATTCGTGAAGCGATAATAGACGGCATAGACAAAGCCCTATGCACTGGACCTGATACCATGGATGCCATCGAGATGGGCATGAAGCGAGGTGTCGAAGAAGCAATGAGCGATGTCCCAGCACTAAACGAAATCATCGCTGAGCATTTGCAAGAGCATCGTGATGACTAATAAGCCAGACCATGGTTCGCGGGGACACGCGGAGTTTAGCCCATCCAGCCTCAAATATGTGGCTGGGTGTGCTGGATACCACGGCAGAGATGGCACTAACGCTGCTGCCGAAATGGGTACCCGCATTCACGAAGCCTTAGAAGTCCATGACCCTTCTGCTCTGCACAACGAGCAAGAGCTACAGATCTACGATCAGATCGTGGACATGGAGAAAGCGTTCATGGATAATTTTTCTGGGATACAAGAAGAGCACAACGAGATACAGGTAGACGTAGAACTAGACGGCACAGGCACATGGGGAACCTGTGACCGATTCCTGATTCTTGATTCCGGCACCAAGGCCGTGATGGCTGATTACAAAACAGGGATCAGTATCATCGATCCACCAGAAAAGAACTGGCAGGCTAAAGCATATACAGTGGGGGCCTTCCAAAAGTTCCCAGACATCGAACAGATAATCTTCGTGTTCTACGTCCCACAACATAACGCCAGTCTTCACCACACATTTGAGCGTAGCGACGTAGACGGCATTGTCTCGGAGCTTAGTTCCGTAATCAAGAAAGCGGAGAAGATCCGCCCCAAATGGGATCAAGGAACTCCCACACTCGATGACCTCACACCGAATGTGAACTGTAGGTTCTGCCGCCACGAAGATTCCTGTCCTGCTCTCGGTGGTCTCGTCATCGAAGTAGCGAAGAAGATCAACCCACATCTACCAGACGTAGACATCGAAGAAACAGAAGACCCAGAGATCGTGGAGCAGTTGTGGGCTATTGCTAAGATCGTTTCTAACTGGGCCGACAGATTTAAAAAGAAGGCCGTGGCTCTCGCCAAAGACGGCACCGAATATCCCTCCCTCAAGCTGAGGAGTATGGGGTCCTCTCGAAAGATAACGGACAACGAAAGTCTACTGGAAGTTGCATCTGAGTTCGGAGTAAGTGCCGAAGAGGTGCTCCAACACGCAAATATTCCACTGGCGAAACTCGCTAAGGCTATAGGAGATACAGCCGAAAAAGGTGGTAAGAGAAAATTATCTGAAAATTTCGTTGACGCATGTCAAGATGCGGGCATTATCGAAACATCAGACACACGATACACTTTGTCGTGAGTCGTAACAGGAAACAAGAAACACGAAACATGAGTGATGATACCACGGCTCTCGCAGCCGCACCAAAAGCAGGGATGATCCCTAACGAAGCTGGCTTCATTATTGACGCCTCGGATATTGATATCCCCCGCTTGAACATCGTCCAAAAGACGAGTGACATCGACGCCCCCTTTGGGAGTGTCGTTCTAGATAAGAAGCACATCATGGCTGAGCCGGAGGTCGCGACAGAAGTATCCGTTCTGTCGGCTACCAAAGGATGGCGCGAGGATGTGCCTTTCGACGACGATGTGATGCCGCAGATCGCCTACACAGAGGCTGATCGGGCGCGTATCGCTGAGTCTTCGGAATACAACCTGTTGGAGTTTGCAGAGATTACTCTGCTGTTCCAGCAGCCAGAGGATAGCTCCAATGATCACGCCTACCCGTTCGGAATCGGGGATCGTAATTATGCGCTGGGCAAAATCAACGTAGCGAAGGATGCCTATCGGCAGACCTTCAAGCGTCTCGCAACTTATGCAGCATTTAACCGAGATAAGAATCTCGGGGAAATCCTGTGGAACTTCGAGTCGTGCCCCATCACTAGGGGTAAATACAGTTGGTTTGCTCCTATGCTGACCGTATCGCAGAACGCGCCTGCCGAGGCAGTTTCAAAATGGATCTCAGACTTCAACGGTAAGTAAGATGTCTGACGAAAAAATAACTACTGAGGTCCTCACTAACGAGGCAAGAATGCTCCAGCAAATGATTACAAAGCTGGATGAGCAGCTCGAAGAAATTCAAATGAGCAGGCTCAAGTTAGTGACGGTCCAAAGTTGTCTCCTTGAGAAACTAGGCTTGGAGCTGGAGCAGCTAGAACTTCCGTTCAAGGAATGCGTAGAAGCAGCGGAGAACTCCGAGTAAAAATTTGGGTGGTAAGGAATTGCGGCGGGGACGTATCTCTGGTTAGTGATTCATCTCCTGTTCAGTAATCGCATAAAACTGAACCCACCCATACCGGCCCCCACTGGTTTTTAGAGATTTTCCAGTGGGGGCCTTTCTTTGAATTATGGAAACCTATGCCCTCGATTACGAGACATACTATGACAAGTCCTGTAGTATCAGGACACTCGGTCCTCTCGGATATTTTTCTCACCCCGACTTCGACGCATACATGGTGTCCGTGGTTGGGACAGACGGCACCTCATTCGTGGGGCACCCCCGAGACTTCCAATGGGATCTCTTAACTGATAACGTAGTACTAAGTCATAACGCATCTTTTGATGAAACCCTATATCTATATGGCGTTACCCAGTCGTGGTGGCCCGAAGTCAAACCAGCCGAGTGGCATTGTACCGCAGATATGGCGGCGTATATGCACATGCCTCGCGCCCTTAAAGGCGCTGCGGAAGTTGCTCTGGGGGTGAAGGTTGATAAAAGCACCCGTGATAATATGAGCGGGAAGAGGTGGGAAAAGATGACGGACGAGTTCCGTAAAGAGGTTAGCGACTACGCCTTAGTTGACTCTGAGCTTTGTTTAAAAATTTGGTTAGAGCATGGGTTTGCGTGGCCGGAAACAGAAAGAGTAATAAGTCGTTTGAACAGAGAGATAGTTCAGCGAGGACTACCCATCGACGCTGACTTGCTGAAGACTCAGCTCGAAACAATAAAAGGTAAACTGTTTGAAGCTGAAGAGAACATACCGTGGCTTGGCGAAAAACCTCTTCTAAGCCGTGTAGCCTTCGACGATCAATGCAGGACCGAAGGAATTGAACCGCCCGGTAGTCTAGCTGCTACAGATAAAGAGGCCCAAAAATGGATAGACTACTACGGTAAGAAGCACGCATGGATAGATGCGGTTCGTAGTTGGCGTCGTATTAACTCTCTCAAGAAAAAGCTGGAGAGCTTTGACCATGCGACGATGCCAGATAGCCGGTACTACGGGGGCCTTATGTATTACGGGGCTCATACAGGACGCTTCAGTGGGAGTGGGGGTAATCTGAATCTTCAGAACCTCCCAAGGGAAGAGATGTTCGGAGTGAACTTGAGGAATCTAATAGCCACAAAACCAGACAAAAGACTGATTGTAGCTGACCTGAGCCAGATTGAAGTAAGGACCCTATGCTGGTTAGCTGAAGACGATAAGATGCTCAAAGAAATTGAGCAATCGGAAGACATCTACGAGGCATTTGCGATTCGATTCGGTCAATGGGATCCTGATGATGGGTCTCTCAAACAAGAGCCTAAGCTAAGGCACAAAGTAAAAGCAATGGTTCTGGGTTGTGGTTATGGTGCGGGTAAGAAGAGGTTTGCACAAATGGCAAACATGACACAGACCGAAGCAAATAGTGCTGTGGATCTGTATAGAAACTCAATGCGTAGTGTGACACGGCTCTGGGGTAACTACAGCTCAGGAATATCTAGCGCCTACAACTTAACTGTGAACGGGGCTGAGACTCCGTTCACAGTAGATCTCCCCAGCAATAGGCATCTTAACTACGGTTTTATACGGTCAGACGGGAAGGGTGAGGACAGGCACTATTACGCATATTTAATGCGTCATGGTAAAAATGTAGCCGTCAAGATGTGGGGTGGGTTCGTGGCAGAGAACGCTTCCCAAGCCTTAGCCCGAGACATTTTCAGTGATATGCTTGTCAGGATAGACGAGGCGGGCTACAAGATTGTGCTACATGTGCATGATGAGGTAGTGATCGAAGCTGATGCAGATCAAGCTGAAGAGTCCTTGCAGCATATTCTGAAAATAATGTCGGAGCCTCCTGAATGGATACCCGACATCCCGTTAGCTGCCGAAGGATCAATCTTATCACGATATACCAAATGAATTACCGTTACATAAAAAACCTAAGAGACACGAAATGCTATAAAACATCGGACCTATCCACGTTAAACAAATCAAAACCTAAGTTCCCCAGCAAAGCCGACTTTAGATCGTGGTGCGCGGATGCAAAAACAGACCACATTTTTTACAGCACGGTCGAAGGAAGTGCCCCATCTAAGCGCATATCCACAGACAACCCACCAAATGTAATACACGGAGTTGTCGCCGACTACGACGCGCCCGTAAACTGGACTGAGGTCGACGCGATAATATCTGCCAAATGTTCCAACCACCCTCCCACATGGAGATCTAAAACGCAATCTGGCTACATACGTCTTGTGTGGGAGTTTGAGAAGAGTCTACCAATCGCTCCCGAGATGTTTGACACCTTCATCAAATGTCTGAAGAACATAATAAAAGTGGACCGAGTGTTTGCGGGTTTTGATTCGTCCTCTCTGCGAGCATCTCAATATTTCGAGTTAGGAGAAGACTGGGTAAACATGGGTGGGGTTGTGTCTAGCGCAACCATTCAAACAGCACTTACTAAGGCGGCGAGTATGAAGCCTCCTACAACCAACGACACCGCGATCCCAATCGAAGTAGTCGCCGAGGAGATTGATAAACAATTTCCCAATAGATGGATAGGAGATGTAGAGATTGGTGCCCGAGGTCCTTTGTTTTGGATAGACGACGGCATTCATCGAGAGGGATGTCAGGTAGCTGAAGACGGTATGATCTGTTATTCGGACAGAGCTGGGAAGGGCTTCATGAGTTGGCGCGAAATATTTGGCGCTAAGTTTGTAGCGGATTATGAAGAGACCAAGATGGGTAATCTTCTGGATGAGTACTGGTTCAACGGTAGGAATTTCTTCAAGCTGCTATACAGCTCTGCGGTAACAATCCCGAAAGAGCAGCTTATTCTAGAGCTGCGGCAGACAGGCTTTTCTATGAAACCCAAGAAAGGGCAGGCACTAACTGAAGTTGAGGCGGCTCTTTTGACTATAAGTAACCACAATCGCATAGACGAGATCGCTCCAGTCATATTCTCTAAGGATCGTGTGGTGTCATACAACAGTCAGAGAATATTGAATAACGCTAACATCACCCCCGTAGAACCAGAAACAGACGGCGACCCCACCAACTGGCCGTTTATTCATGACTGGCTGGGCCAGCTTTTCAAGAACTCTACCCCTGTGATTACAGTCAACTACTTCTACGCTTGGCTCAAAAGGTTTTATGAAGCTGTCATTGAGCGTAAGATGTCGCAGGGGCAGGCACTCATATTAGTGGGGGCCACTAGCAAAGGTAAAAGCCTCCTATCCAATAGAGTTATTTCAGGACTGGTGGGTGGTTATGCTGACGCTAGTGACTACCTATCAGGGCAAACTAAATTCAACAAGGACTTGGGAAGGGTCGCTGCATGGGTCATCGACGACACCACATCAGCCGCCAGCTTCCAAGATCAACGAAAGGCTACAGAGCTAATCAAAAGGTCGGTCGCCAATCCGCGTGTAGAGTATCAGGCCAAGTATGCAGACGCGCTATCAGTCCCATGGGCCGGTCGTGTAATCCTGTCATTGAACATGGACGCGAATAGCCTATCGGTTATACCGGCTCTAGATAGCAGCAACCGAGATAAGCTGATGGCCCTCCGTGTTCGGGATGATGCTAGGAGTAAGTTCCCAGCGAACAGTGTAGTAGAAGCCACCATCAAAAAAGAGCTGCCTCATTTTGGGAGATGGTTACTAGACTGGGATCCTCCTGAAGAAATTATGGTCGGAGGAAGATTCGGGGTCGCTAGTTTCATTGACGAATCTGTGGCTTCTGCCGCTTACGACAACTCTAGCAGGTCCTCTATAGCCGAGCTGGTCGAGTTCTTCTGTAAGAGATGTCGTGAGCAGAACGACACCATACCAGAATGGAGAGGAACCCTCACGGAGTTTCAGGTCCTTTTGCATGAGTTCAACAATGGTAGAAGTGTTGGCATGAGTCACAACCTAGAGTTCGTCCGGCGCGGTATGGCTTCGCTAGAAGAAGCTGGAAAAAACAACACACATGTCCGACCTGTTTTCTCTAAAGGGAAAGGTGGAGGTAAGATGTGGACGATTAACCTAGCGAAAACTTTTGACATATCTGAAAGCCCGGTTTAATCAAAGACATGGCTGAAACAGAAACCTACTCCTACCTCGATGAGTTCTCTGACTTGGAGCAGGTCGAGACCAGAATACAGTTGCTGAGGGAAGACTATAGAGCTCTGACAAATCGAATAGAGCACTACGGAAACAATCGTAGTAGACTGGAACTCGATATAAGAAAGCTCAAGGGATTAGCCGCTAGTATTAAAGAGAGACGGGCGAACGAAGACATTTAATGGGTACATGATACCCACTTACTTTGTAGCTAAAACCATCCTCGTCTTTCTCCCCACGCTTCTTGTAGCACCCCTTGCTCAGTAGCTGATTTGTTGGCAACCACCCAAGTAGCCATACCTTGCTAAGGTCTTTGCGAACACGGATAAAATAGTAAAACTCCGCAGCGGGTTCTTTGCTGGCGGGACAGTTTACAGAAGCCGTAAAATGGGGTTGGGGTCGGCTGCTGCAAGTTTTAGACTTTATATCTATTTTCTTTTCGCCGAGACAATAGTCGTGCGTAAAGCTGCGCCCACCCACGTAACGTGCTTCAGGGTAAAGAAGACCGAAGGCTACTTCACCTAGAAAGCCGGTCATCCGGCCAAGCCCCCGAGTAAATGAGCTAGGCGTAATACCTAGCTTTTGACTGCGCTCAAAGGCTTGTTTTACATTCTCTGAAGATGGGGTGAACACTATGTGCCGACATCCCCGCTTCTTAGAGAACTGACGGGGGAGTTTTCGGCTCATTACCAGAGACGGCTACATGCCCAATATCTAGCCGTGGTTTTGTCTTTAGCAGAGGAGCAGTTGTGGCGAGCGCGAAAGTTGGCTCTTCTTTTGGGATCTTTGTGTTTAGTGAAATCGCTATAGTCCCGATGGCCGTAAGATACTTTCTTCACTTTGTTCCCTTGTTTGGCTAAGACTACGAACTTCTTCTTAGATCCTTTGGGGGCTCTCTTAGGCTTGTTGAAGCCCGGATAAGTCTCACCCATGTAAGATATCCTACCAGACGGTAATCGTTTAAATCGTTTCTGTGTCATGCCATTCTTTTCTTTTGCTTGTTCTTTCTTTTCTTCTCTACAAAACCATGAGCGCGTCTTTCGGCATCAGTGTACTTGGCGGTTTGTTTGCCCCTAGAATGAGCTTTACGTTTCCGCGCATTCGCGGCAGCTTTCTCTGAAGAGGATAAACTATCTCTTACACGCTTTGGCCCATACCGCCCTCTTTGACTGCGGGGTTTCTTTTTGTCCGACTCGTTGTAGAAGTCCCAATCTTCATCGGTCCACTTCTTAAGGGACTTCTGCGAAGCTTTCATAGTCTAAGAGGTGTAGCCTCCTCCTTTTTTCTTATATTCCATAGCTAAGAACTGCGCTTTCCGCGCCGACCACTGTCCCGGTTTACCGCCTTTGGAGCCCGCCATTATTCTTTTGAACAAGCGTTTTCGCATTCCCGGCTTGGTGTAGTTACCGGCTTTATTGACTGTAGATTTCTTCTTAGCCATAGTTCTTTCCCCCATCCATTCTCTTTGCTACGGCCTGCAAGAAATCCATTTTTTTCTCCTTCTTGGTCATCTTCTTTGCGGCTTTCTTTGAGGCCTTTTTGGGAGCGGCTTTTGACCCCTTAGCTTTCTTCTTAGCTGAGTCACTCAACTCTTCAAAATGAAAGAGCTTCTGACTTTTATCGCTATGAGATTTACCCGTGTGGACTTCTCCATTGGGCATTTTGTGTGATCCTCCTTTGTGGAGGGTTCCGTCTTTTAAGTAGTGTGGTACACCTTTCATTTTTTAGTTAGTCGTTTTGAGGTTCTTTCCCAAGCTGGGAAAAAAATTTCATCCATGCATCGAACAATCGCTTCTTCTTCGTAACGCTCGCAGTAACCCAAACCAGATATAGCGAACGCTGCATGTATCATTTCGTGACGTAGTGTTTCGTATAGGTCTTTACCTTTGAGGGTTTTGTCTAGGGTTATTAGTTTTCTACGGTGTGAGTAGAGGCCATAACAGTCGTCGTCTCCCAAATCTCTGAACTGTACCCGAACTCGGATTCCAGCCATAGTTATGCTTTTGGGGGCGGTCATCCGTCAGCATATTTATTTATAGCTCTAACGTAAACTCCGGCGAGCTTCCCGCGATTGTTGTTAATCATCTGCCACTCTTCGCAGTTACTACCAAAAAATGGTTCTGCAATCACAGCGACACATGGTGTCTTCCTAAGAAAGTAACTACCACGTTGACGAGATGCTCTGGGTTTTGCGCCCCTAGATTTCATGTCGGGATAAGACTCATCCATCTCTTGTTTGAGAGCATAAGCGAGCTCGCTACCCCCCTTACTCGTATGCCAATAAAGCCATTCGTGACCTGTTGCAGTGGGTGTGGCAGAGTTAAAATGAAACTCTATTACAGCGTCTACATCATCCTCTTTGAGTTTATCTGCTAGATATTCTATCGCTCCCACATAATCGGGTTCTTTGTAATTATCGTAGATTACATAATCTACGTGTAACCCTTTTGCCACCCGGCGAACCAAATCAGAGTTAAACATAAACTCTGATATACTGTAGCCTGACTCTCTAGTAGTCATCGCGCCTTCGTCTCCTTTTCTAGAGTGCCCTACTGCCAAACCTATTTTCATTTTTTGATAAGACGATAAAGAGAGGCTAGACCTACCGCGATGCCAACAATCAAAGAGCCTACTCGCAACCAATATTCAAACTGTTCTTGCATGCTGGTAACGAGACCAATAACTGGGGCGGCCATTCCAATCAGTGAGTCAAAAATTCGAGTATTGATCATTTTTCTCCAATAATAATTGCTCGTTGATAACTATAATCAGAATGAAATTTGTGATTCTTTCGACCAATTAAAGTTCCCTCAACAAAATCATAAGGTACGCCCTCGACTAAAGTAATCGTCGGGGGATCATAAAGAGCGGAGTCGTTTACGCTCTCTGCGAATTCTTCGTGCCATACGTTCGAGGAGCAGCTTACTAGAAGGACTACCGTCAGCAGCCAAACGAGCAAGCTCATCTTCCAGCTCGTCAATGCGTCGGTCTCTTTTGAACCTGACACTTTCGATGTAAGCATTGAGTGCAGCAGTTAAAAGTTTAACAAAGGATTTCACTTGCTCTTAGCTTTGCCTACATTAAGGGCAAGCCATGAGATGACTGCTGAAATGCGGGATACCCATTTGTTGTCGCTCTCGTTAGGAGTCAAGGTAGCAACAAGAGACGCTACGGCGATGACACTTGCTGCAATCTGCAACAAGCTGTCTACGTTTTCTGTAATGTATTCGATCATTGTTTAAGAGTTACATGAGGTTTGGTGTGCTGCCTCGGTCGGCGGCAAAAAAGATTGATGGCTTGGCTGCGCCACGATGGGAGTCTAACTGCTGATCAAGGACCTGCTGACACACGGCCCAGTGATAGTTAGCTCTTTCTAGATCAGCATTGGTTTCGGCAATAGACCCCAACAACGCGTGTTTGATTGCGCTAAGGCTGGAAATATACACAACGTCGTTCGCCGTTAATAATGGTGTGAACTTCCTCTTAAGAAGACATCGGATAGAAATAGTCTTCTTGTCCACGTTGGACACCCTATACCTGCGGTAACGAGTGACTTGATTAGCCATTTGTAAGTTTGTAGCCGCTACCAAGTCTCCAAAACTTTCCGAATCGTGAGTGTTGGCATACGAATTACCATCTGCGGCTGTTTCAAACATCACTAACTGAACTGGCTTAGATAGTTGTTCAGGCCCCACTCGTATCTCGCTTATGCTCGTTATGTCCTTCGCAGTAGTAGTTAGAAATTCATCTGTGGTGTCTTCCCCGTTACAAGTAAACTTTCCCCCGTTATTGCCGCCGTCGTCTTCTTCTTTAGTAAGATCTGAAGTATTCGTACCGTCAGAATAAGTTACAAAAACAGTCCCGCTAACAGGTAGTGTCGTGTTAGTTTCGCTAGACCTAAGACGCAATCTATAGGACTTACCAGCGACAGGCTCTTCAACAGTAGCCGAATAGCCGTCGTCTACTATCCCGTAAATAGCTAGTGTACTGCCGTCATCATCCCGCCCACTAAGCCTATAATCGTGAAACTGAGAGCGGACGGGTTGGGGGGAAGAGAAATCGGTGGAAGTAGAATCGTAATCTACGATTGCGTTTATAATAGCCTCTGACTCAGGGGGTATAGTGAAAGTATCACTAGATGTGGTTATTACTTTCTCGTAAAGCAGGTCTCGCCACATACCCATACTGTAGAGCCGTGGCAAAGCCATGTTAAGTTCTTTTCTAAAGTCATCAGGGGTGGCTGCTGGTGACCCAGCAATGCCAATAAGCGCATCTTGTACACCCTGAACGGTCAGTGTAGCCATACATAAGGCTACCAGAATAGGTCTGGACCGTCAAGAATAGGGGTTTGAGCCGGTATAACGGCTATATTTTAACCCTGTCCATTACTGTGGGGGACCAGACTACATCACTAGACACTAGTTGTGTAATCTCATTGCTCTCAGTAACGGTGCCTATCTTCATTTTGAAAACTCCTTCGTCGTCTCCTTCGGGCTGGCCCGTCCCAACTTTAGGATCACCTGCGGCCCTTCGGTCAGTGGTCGAATTTCCCATCGGCACTTGCTTAATACCAGATCCTGCGGGGTCCCCAACTTGGACCCAGCATTTCTCTACTTCTCCCCCAACATTTTCTAGGTCCACTTTCCATACCAAGTAAACGTCCCCAAAAGATCCTAAATCGTGGTATTTCGTTTCGTTTATTCCGGCGTCCATAGCTGTTCCATCTTCAGTGGGATACTTAGGTACTTGCTGCGTTATGTTCCCAATCGCTGATTGTGAAGCCCCGTCACAATAAGTGATCACGTTGCCTGCTCCTTCTAATCCTGTGACCGTGTGGTTCAGAACTCCGCTTGGCGCAGTGGATGTTCCGTCAGAAGCGTCTTTAACACCTGAGTGTGTTAATGTTTCTGAGCCAGCAGACCCTGTAAGCCCCCCGTGTTTATGGGTATATTCTGATCCCTGTGGGGAAGTTCCCGCGCTATCATTTGTAGTAGAATATTCGTCTCCTGTGTTACCCGCGCTGCCCGTCCCGTAAGTTGACGTTCCACCACCATGATCATGTCCGTCGTGAGTATCGCTAGCTATGGTGTGTTGATGGCTAGTAGTTGTGTGGGGCGCATGACAGTGATCAGGGTGCGGGTCTACGGCGACCGTTTTTTGCTGAAACTGTAAAGTAAATACGTCAACTCTCCAGTGTAGTTCTCCGTATGCAATCTTCGCCCCTCCACTACCATGCATCAAAGCGAACGCGTGGGGGCGATGGAGTAACTCTTGTTTTTCGGGTGGGTTGTTTTGAGCGGATACTCTCCCATCGCCGTGATTGACGTCAGGAGTGTCGACTTCTCCTGCTCTTTCTAACTCAACAGCCATATAATCAAGGAATTACTCCCGTTACTGTTTCGACCAAAAAACCGCCGCGAAACTGGCGGGAGGAGGCGGATACATTAACAGTCGAATTAGCGGCGGGTTGCTTAGTGGGGGTGCTGCCCTGCTCGAAGAAGTTGTTGGCGTAAGCTCCGGGCCTATATGTGGGGTGTCCTGTTCCTACAGTGTCGATCAAAGTAAACGGTTTGGTAAGAACATTAGAATAACTCAGACTAAAGAGAGCGCCGGAGTAGCTACCACTACGAGGTTTGAACGTGTCTATTACAAAATCTTCCACAATCCCGTTTGCAGTAGAAGCGGTTTCGTACCACCTCCTCGTCACAGTCATTAGAATAGGACCAGAGAACGCGTCTTTTTCTTGTGCTGTAACCGAGTTTTCTGCGGACCCGTCTCGTCTATCTATGGTGGTAAACTTAAACCCTATTAACTCCGCAGGGTATGAGTAATTCTGCCGCGTCTTAAAGACATAACCATTATACAGATTTGATCCTACAATCTGCTGTTCAGTTATCTTCCACCAATCCGTGGATAATCTTTCAACCTCATAATTATAAACACCATCGTTGTCGGTGAGCGATAGATCAAAAGCTTTTATACCCCAGTTCGCTCTAGTAGCGGAGGAATCCGCAGCCCATGTTATGTCCCCCGCTTTGGTAGGCACGTTTGTTTTACCAACGTAAGCTAGAATCTCTGTGGTCTTAAGCTCATCGTTGAACTCAAGGTCAGTGTTAAAAGTAACCTTGTCTTCGTATCGGAAGTAAACTCGCTGCTCTACAACAAATACGCCGTCTAGCTCGGCTTCACCAATACGTTTTTGCTGTCGGGTCATTAAGATGTACGAGTCATCAAACTGATCCGTGGGGACATCGGGCATCTGATCGCCCGCTTTAGGGTTATCTTTCTGATGCTTAGTACTATCAGTAGTCGCTGCTGTAAAGGTGTCGTTAAAATCTGATCTGAGGCGTACGTACGTCCTTATAACTGTATCATATTCATTGCCTCCCAAGTCGGCTTGGCTGAATTCAAAGTTGTAATCATCCTGTGAGTCCCTATCTGCGGCATAGTAATACTCATAGAATAACCCATTAGCATCGGCTTGTTTTACGTAACAAAGCTTATGATTCGGAAAATTATTGGTGTCGGGGTGGGCAGTCCCATATGCGGGTGGCGTCTTGCCAGCTCTCTGCGCGTCAACCGTCTCAAAAAACAGAAGGTCCGCTACCTTCGGCGAGACGAAAGAGAGGACCGACTGCCGCTGCGGGCTGGGCTGATTCCTAGATACAGGCACCTGTCGAGTATATTCAAACAGGGCTGGATTTCAAGTGGTTAAGCGTGGTGCTTAACCCTATGAATCTTCCCCCTCTTCAGGGGCTTCAGGGGCTTCAACCGCTTCGAGCTGTGGTTCTACGTCGCGAATCTTAGCGAATAGGAGGGTGGCGGGTTCTGCCACTCCGAGTCCACCTGCTTTCACAGCGATGTCAATGAGTTGGACGAGAGAGCGACGTTCGTCGTCGGATAGTTCGATTTTTGCCATGGAGGAAAACTAGAGAGAAAATGGTTCGGGTTCAACTATTTTCTTATTTTTAAGATAAGGTAATTATAGCACTTCTAACGACCCCATCGGTGCCTTTCAACTTAAAAGTAATTTTGCTATTCGTAGTTGCTTCGACGACCAGCTCG